AGTGATATATATTGGGATAAAATCGTATCGATTGAATATTTAGGTGAGCAACAAACATATGATGTTTCGGTGCCACGCTATCGTAATTTTATAGCTAACGATATTATTTCACATAATACCGGTAAAACAGAAACGATGGTAGTCGAAGCACTTTTTAACGTATTTACACGTAAGAACTTTATTCATATGTTCGTAACGCCATATCAATCACAAATTCGAATGATATTTGATAATATCCGTCAAAAAATTGATAGCTCTGCACTTATTAAACGAGAAGTAACACGATCGACTACTAATCCTCATTTATTAGAATTTTCTAACGGTTCTAAGATCGTAGGTTTTACTTCTGGTGCCGGATCTGGTATGAGTGCTGCATCAATTCGGGGTAACATTGCCAGCCCCGTATGTTCAGTAATGAGCATATGCTAAACAGGAGTTAAACCGGGGAAGAACTTTAAGAGCTCGTTAAACTACAACGTAATTGGAAACGATAAGCGTGAATGTTGCGAAAGCTGAAAAAATTAACGAGATGATAATATGGTTAAATCCTAAGTTATCATTAACAAGAGTTTGTTCCGGTAGGAATGTCCGTATAGGATAACCTCTAACGACTATCCGATTGCGTCGGAGTACCTTTTATTATAAAAGGGAAAAATACCTGGTCCCGCTATGCGGGATTAACATATAGTCTGTTCACGTTCTGTAATGGAAGTGCTATGAATTAACATAGGTTATTTAAATGATAAACATTATTAAAAAAATGCTGGCGGGCTGATTCTGGTTGGAGTGTATATTTGACATTTTAAATGTAATATAGTATTATAACAATATAAATATTTTATAATACGAGGTACTTTAAAATGGAAGAAAAACTTCAACGAATATTAAATCTCTTATCTGAAGGAAAAAATTCAGAACAAATTTCATTAATTGTTTTTAAGATAAAAAATTGTGTTCAATTTAATCGATTTTGTTCTGAAAACAATATTGATTTAAAACAATATAAAGCATTCAAATATATGGATAAAGAATGGCTTTCAGAACAATTAAAAAAATATAATAACAGTCCTACTATTTTGGCTAGAGAACTTAACTTATCATTAACTTCTGTAAATCGATATGCAATAGAATTTGGATTAAGAAAACCTAAAAAATATATTGCATCAGTAAATTATATAAATGAAAAATATTTTGATGAAGTAGATGATTTTAAAAAAGCCTATTGGCTTGGTTTTATTATGGCTGATGGTTATACTTATAAAACTCCTAATCGTGAAAAATATGAATTAGCGATTAAAATTAAGTCTACAGATATTGATCATTTAAAAGAATTTGCTAAAGATGTTGAATTTCCAGAAGAAAAAATTGTTATAGGCTCTGGCAAAAGAAATAACAATATTAATTATTATTGCCAATTAAGAACATATAATACACATTTAGTGACAACTGTTATGCATAAGCATAAAATTATTCAAAATAAAACTTATGTGCAATGTTTACCAGACAGTATTCCAAAAGAATATATCTCTGATTTTATTAGAGGATATTGGGATGGTAATGGCACTCTTAAAAAAGCTGGTTGGTCTGCATGTACAATGTCTTATCAATTAATAGAATCTTTTGCTAAATATTTTGATGAAAATAATATTGAATATACTTTAAGAAAAGAATTATGTAAAAGTGGGAATTATTTACATCTAATAAGAATAAGAAGTAAATCACATGATACTTTTGTTAAATTAATTTATCCTCCAGAAAAATATGCTTTAAAAAGAAAATATGATTTAATATATACGAGTCCACAGAATTAATTTCTGTGAATATAACTTAATTGCTGGGAACCCCTTAGAGCTTTTGATACCATAGTGTAATAATTCAAAAGATTGGGCAATCAGCAGCGAAATCTTATTTTTTAAATAAGATACGTTCAACGACTATCCCTTGGCTACCGCATTAAAAATTAGCAATAGGAGTACGGCCTAAGTAGGTGGGTGAAATTCCCTTAATCGGAAATGGTTATCTTTAATTTATTTAAAGAAGATATAGTCTGGCCTAGTATGAAAATACTAGAAGGATTTAACGGATACGGTTAAATTCGCAACAAAGCGTGGATCTCTCTTGATGAAATGGATTATCTCGGCGAAGGTGACTTCGATACGATCTATGCGTTATGTATGGAACGTGATACGATCGGTATGACATGTTCTTCTACGCCAACTGGTCGTAGATCGAAATTCTATCAAATTTGTATGAACAAGGAACTAGGGTCAAAAAGGCCCCATTATTAAGTAATTAATAATTGCAAATCTTTTGAACTGCTGGAACGCCCAAGCGGGTAATCAGCAGCGAAATCTTTAATTTTTAAAGATACGTTCAACGACTATCCTCGTGGTGAGGAGTAGGGTCAAGCGACTCGAAGCGGAAGATATCCTTTTAATAGGATAAAGATATAGTCTGAGCTATGTAGTAATACATAGAAGATTGTAAGTAGCGATTACAATCGTAACAAAACTGTCCAAGAGCACTATCATCCGACACAACATAATCCTATGTGGTCGGATGCTATGGAAGAAGAATTCAGAAACACGTACGATAAGAACGCATATGATCACGAAGTATTAGCAGAATTCGGTGTCGAAGAAGCCGGCGTATTCGATAAAGATAAAGTCGAAGAAGCTACACAAATCGATAATTATGCTTATTTCGATCAAGATAAATATAAACCTGTTCGTTCTATGATGGACGATAGTAATGTAAAAGAAATACATATACTACCAGAAGGACGAACAACATACTATCCTAATGTATTTAGATGTATGGGCGTTGACTGGGATTCGAATTAGATATATTGGAGTAGATTGGAAAGTTTTTTGACAAAATTTTATTTTTATTGTAATATAATAGTATAATAAATCAATATTTTATTTTTAGATAAAAGGAATTATTATGCTATATAAAGATGAACAATATTTAAAAGAAGCTGTCAAAACAAAAACTAATAGTCAAATTGCAAAAGAAAATAATATTAGCGCAGATACAATAACATATTGGTTAAAAAAATATAATATAAAAAAATATGAAGAAAAAGCTCCCTATATGGACAAAGCATATATGACTGAATTATACAACAAGTATAGAAGTGGAAATAAAATTTCTAAATTATTAAATTGTAATGAAAAAACAATATATGCTTGGCTAGAAAAACATGGAATAGATACTTCAGAAACTGGTAGCCAAGGAGCTAGAAAACATTTTTATAATGAAAATTATTTTAAAAAAATAGATACCGAAAGAAAAGCTTATTTTTTAGGCTTTATACTTGCTGATGGATGTGTTTATTTTGGAGCAAATAAAAATTCATATAGATTTCAAATGAATTTACAAGCACAAGATAAATATATATTAGAAGAACTTCAAAAAGATATTGAATCTGATTATAAAATTCAAGATAAACAATTTGGATACAGTAAAAATGGTAACCCAATTTTCATTTCTTTATTAAAAATTAATTCATCTAAATTATGTGAAGATTTAATAAATCTTGGTGTTGTTCCTAGAAAATCTATGAGACAAGAAATGAAAGAAAATTTAATTCCAAAAAAATTAATTAGACATTTTATTCGTGGATATTTTGATGGGAATGGATCTTGTTCTTTATGTCAAAATAATGTTAATATATCATTAGATTTTCTAGCAAGTAAAAAATTGTGCAATCAAATTGATAAAATTTTAATAAGAAATAATATCAATAAAAATGTTTTGTTTAAACATAGTGCCTCAAATGAATTATATGGTTTAAGAGTAAACAATACAGATAATAAAATTTTATTGTATTATTATTTATATAAAGATGCTACTATTTATTTAAAGCGCAAAAAAGAAAAATTTGACAAATTTCTTCAATATAAGATGAGTCCTCTTATTAAGTAATTAATAAGTAATAAACTGGTTGAATTGCTGGAATATCCTTAATGGACAATCAGCAGCCAAGCTTACACATTAGTGTAAGAAAGGTTCAACGACTATCCTCGTATGAGGAGTAGGATCAAGCGATCCGAAGTGGCCAGCGGACCTATGATAATAGGCCGAAGATATAGTCTAATCTATATAGCAATATATAGCAGCATTAAAGCGTGTTAAGATTAGCGACCTTAATAGAATATACATGAAGTCTCAGGCTCCAACATCTATACTTATACTTGAATACGATCAAGTATTTAATAAATTTAGAGTTATTAATCGAACAGAAATCGAATCGTCTGAATTTACATTCGATAAAGCTGTTAAAAAGATAATTGATTTAAATGCTATTTATAACCCTAGCTATATTTATATAGACAGGGGAAGTGGTGAGTATCAGATGGAATCTTTAAAGATTTACGGTAAGCAGCATCCTGAAACCGGACTTGATAAAAAAGTTAAAGGTTGGATGTTCTCCGAAAAAATCGATGTACAAGATCCTGTCACTGGTACTTTAGAAAAGAAACATTTAAAACCATTTATGGTTAATCAATTATCAATATTGATCGAGCGCGGTAATCTTATATTAAGTCCATGGGACGCACATATATACAAACAATTAATCGATTATCGTGTCGAAAAAATTACGGCGGCAGGTGTTCCTGTTTATAATAGTGATAACGAACACTTTGTCGATGCTTTAGGTTTAGCTTATTTAGCGTTCGTTGAACATTTTCCAGAACTTACTAAGTTAGTTAAAAAAGCATCGTACGAAGCCGTCTATTCATTTAATAATGGGCATTCATTACCATTATATGAAAAGCGTGATTTAGAAAATCCATGGTCTAACGAAAAGAAACAATATGAATCGGCAGACGAAGCATGGGAAAAAGTTCCGCTTAATGATTCGTTTAATAGACGTACATCTAGAAAACCTTTAGGCGGAATGTTTAAAAGGACATTATTTTAATGGCTGAAAATAAAAAGATATTATATAGACCATCGATAGAGCCACAACGGCACTATGAAAGTGATGGTCAGTTTAAAAAGAAAATAACTTCGGTTCCGGATCCGATACCATATTATCCAGAGCCCGAAGAAAAGAAATCTGAAACGGACGAATTGTTGGCAGATTTAAAGATGGTCTATGATCTTTTACCATTCATGCCAATACCAATTCGACCTATTATCGAAACTATGATCGTAACGATTACGACCGATACGATTATACGAATCGATCCTCCTGATCCTGAGACACCATTGCCTCCAGAACCAGAGGATCCAGAAAAATTTATTCCAGTACCAATACCGGAACCAGATTTACCCGGACCAAAAGTTAATCCTGAACCATTGCCTAAAGATGATTCAGATTTAGATTTTCCTGACGTACCGATTGTTGATGTACCACAAGAAAAATCACAAGAGCTAGATCGATTAGTATATCGATGGACTAAACGTAATTTAGTTCGTGTTAAAAAGCATTGGATTGAAAAGCTTAAAGATTATCTTCAAGATTATCTTTCGAAGATGTTTAATGCCGTACAGTTATGTGGTACTGAAGACATTACTATTTTATTATTAGCTTTCGATGCATTGGCTGTTAAGACTACGTCTGGTAAAAAATGTAAAGTAGCTCATGATAGTATCGTACGTAACGATCTATTAATAAGAGAAAAAGCAAAACTAATGGCTAAGTTATATTCGGCCGATGAGCTTATTCGATTTATGAGAGCTATTGAGGCGGCTGCGCAAACTCGTCAAGAATATTATAACCACGATTTCTTATCGTATTGCCCAACTATGTTAAGTCAATATGAAAACGATATGTTAAGAAGTTATCGTGGTAAATATGACGAGAAATATGTAAATGCTGTTTATCAGTACAATAAATTATTAGTATCGTCTGCAGAATTATCCAAAGAAGTATTTAATTTAACAGCTGAAAATGCTATGTCTAAAGGTGTATTAATTAATAATGGTATTAATCCATTTGAAAAAACTCCGACACCTGACCCTATATTCTATTTAAATACATTAGCTCCTGAAGCTGGTAAGATTGGTGCTAATGGTTTATCATCAACAGGTAATTATGGTAACCTTAAACCTGGTGCTGGATCTACTTCTAATAGCGGTGGAGATGGTACTGTCGATGCTGTTAATCTTAAAGGTAATGATAAAGTTCAAAAAATATGGAATTTCTTTAAAGATATGGGCTACGATAATAATGCGATTGCCGGTATCATGGGTAATATTCAACAAGAATCTCAATTTAGTTTAGGCATTACCGAAGATGGTTCTGGTTCTATGACTCCTGGCGTTGGCTATGGTTTAGTTCAATGGACCGATGCAGAACGTCAAGGATTATTATCACGTATCGCTTCTCAACTTGGTAAACAACCTGGTGATCTCGAAGCGCAATTAGCAACGATTAAATACGAGATTATGAATACACATACTGGTGCTAAACCAGAACATATGAATGGTAAGAGTATTGAACAAGCAGTAAGTTGCTTTACTGGTAACTTCGAATACCAAGATGGTGACGGTCGTGAAAATATTCCGGTAGTAGCTCATAGTACTCGTGTCGGATATGCTCAAAATATTTATAATAATTTTGCAAAGTAATATTAGTATGGTATAATAAATTCATATTAATATATTTTGTACAAGGAAAATAAATGGGTCTAACTAATTTTTTCGAAAAAGTAACGACAAAAAAGCTAGATACTAATAAGAAAGTGACCGGAGATTTTCAGTCGGCATTAAAAGCTAAGCCAGTAACACTTGGCGAATATCGAAATGCCAACGCACAAAATCCCGGAGCACGCTCTTATGATTTAGCTCAAATAAAGAATGCTGTCTTAACAGATTCTTATTTAGCTGTAGCCGTTAGAAAATTTTCTCAACTTATTACTAAAGCTGGGTATCAAATTAAATCTAAAAACGAAAATGCAGCTAATTATGTTAATGACAGAATTAAGGTTATTGAATTTAGAACTAAGATTCCGTTCTATACATTAATAACTTCTATCGCTAGGGACTTGTATACTTACTCAAATTCGTATATAATAAAAACTAGAGATAATAATACTGAGAAATTTGGTCTTAAAGCTGAAAAGATTTTCAGTGGTGGAGCAATTTCAGGATTGTTTTTAGCCGATCCTGCATCGGTAACGATTCGTCGTAACGATGCCGGGGCTATCGATGCATATGTAATTAATCAAGAGGAATATTCTCCAAATGACGTAATTCATTTATACATCGACAAAATGAATAATGCGGACTATGGTACATCTCGAATTTATTCGGCATTAGAAGATGTAACTATGCTCCGAAAAGCTGAAGGGCTGGTAATGACGATATTATATCGCTTTGCCATCCCTGTTTTGCATATAAAAGTAGGTAATACGGCTGAAGGTCAATATGCTACACAAAAAGAAATTAACGATGCTCGTGATGCATTCCAAGAAATGCCAAACGACGGGTTTATCGTTACGAATGAACGTACAGCAATCGAAGCGATTACACCAAATATGCAAGCTAATCAGCTCTTAAAATTTTTAGAGTATTTAGAACTTCGAGTATTCTCTGCATTAAATGCATCTAAGTCCTCTATGGGGCGTGGCGGTGGTCAGTCTTCTGCTGATAACACTGAAGCATTAATGCATGATGAGGTAAGAGCATTCCAAAACGTAATTACTAATTTTATCGAAAAATATCTATTTACAGAATTATTATTAGAAGGTGGCTTTAATCCTTTATTGAATAAAGACGATTACGTATCGTTTGCATTTAATGAAGTATCGATCGACACTAAAATTAAGCTCGAATCTAATACGATTCAAAAATATCAAGGGAATGTTATCAACTTGGACGAAGCTCGTCGTGAACTTGGCCTTAGTAATGAATTATCTGAAGAAGATATGTATGCCTTTAAAATTACTCAAAAAGGTAAACTCGATCTTGTCGATGCTCAAGCTAATGCTGCTATTAAGACGGCAAAAGCTACGGCTGCATTAAATATGCAACAAGCTCAATCTTCTAATGACGATGGATTAGATAATCGTAAGTTTAACGGTAAACAAGCATCCTCTGGTCCTAACGATTACTTCTCTAATGATGCTAATCCAACAAATCAAAATACGGATAAATATAGTATTAAAGCTAAAGAATCTTTAAATACTCAACAAAATCTAGACGATTATTCAAAAAACTTTAGTGAAGTTGATAAACTCTATAAAGACCTCAGTAATATACTCACAGATGGTGGCGCCATTGAAGACGATAAGTTTAGAGAAGCTCTTCATGAGTATGCTTTAGACTTTGCTAAACAAGGTGTCGACCATTCTAAAGCGAACAACAAAACTAATAAAGACAAGATCACTCCAAACATCGATGTGATTGACGATTATTCGTCAAAAAAATAAGTAAGATAATGCAGGACATTCAATCTGCGGTCAAAAATAATAAAGATAAAATATACATCGATAGCATTCTAAGTAAAAATGAATATCGCCTTCGTTTTTTATGTGATTATATCTCTCGTAAAGCATATTGGTACGGTTACGTACAACAATGTAAACAAGACGGTATAAAAGCAATCGATATTCAATTTAACGACAGTGAACATCAAAATGGCCGCATGACCCATTTTAACATTGATAGAATTACTATCGAAGATATTCCAGCTTATAGCCCGTACTGTACGTGCGGCATAAAACCAATCATGAAAGGATAAATAATGGACTTCCGTGAATATATTGGTTTTTCTCCTACAAGTGAAAACATCACGATAAAAGAGTCTGTTATTAGACCTATCGATCAACTGAGTTCTTCTGATGGTTCCGATAATGAACTTATTGTCGAAATCGAAGCTGTTCATGCGTATCCTTACGTAACTAAAAACAGTACTCGGTATTCATATCAAGGTCTAGAAGATTCCTTATCTGAGTGGACACATCCTTATAATATTCCAATCATTATGCATCATAATGATCAAGACGGCCAAATCATCGGTCGTGCGATCGATGCAAGACTTGGTGATAGCGAACGACTCGTCGGTTCTAAAGCTTTATTTATTACGGCTAAAATTCTTGACGAGAAAGCTCAAAAAGATATCAAGTCTGGACTATTATCGACTGTAAGCATTGGTATGACTGGACACGACGTTCGTTGTTCTATTTGTGGACAAGATCTTAACGAAGGTCCGTGTGAACATGTCAGAGGAGAGAATTATGATGGACAAACATGTTGTTGGGACTTCTTTTCGATGAGTCCAATCGAATTGTCTTACGTTATAGTTCCTTCTGATAAATATGCAAAGAATATTAAAGTATATGATGATGGGGAGTACGAACAAAAAAGTAGTACTCCTTCTAATTTAAGTATTCCGCAACAAGGAGAAACCGGTACGAATATTCGTGCTAACGAATCTATGGATAAAGAAAAATTAAAAGTTCAAGAACCTGAAACTGAAGTTAAAACTGAAGTCGAAGGCAAAGAAACTGCTACAGAAGTTGAAGTTCCTGAAACTAAAACTTCTGAAGTCGAAGAAACTCCAGAGATTAAAGGTGAAGAAAAAACAGAAATCGAAGAATTAAAAGGTCAAATTGCTGAACTTATTAAATCTAACGAAGCACTTTCTGCAAAAGTTTCTAACCTTGCTGATGATTTACTAGCTTATAAATCTGAAGCTCGTAAAGAAACTGCTTCCCTTATCGAAGGTAAAGAAAAATTAGAAGAAGCTCTTAAATCTGTTCAAGAAGTTAAAGCAGGCTTCGATACATTTAAAACTGAAAGCGAAGAAAAAGTTAAGTCTGAAATTGCTTCCGTTAAAGAATCTTTCGAAGATAAAATTAAAACATTGGATTTGACTAACTCTATTGTTAACGATCCTAATGCTAAAAATAATAAGTCTACTGAAGTTCAAGTAAAAGAAGCTGCTCAACAACTTAAATCTATTACTGACGTATTTAACGCTTTCTATAAATAATAGGAGATAAATTTTAAATGGCAAATTACAATCCTGGTAAAGGTGCTAATTATTTCACTGGCGGTGCTGATGGCAAAGTATTCAAAGGCATGGGCTTCAAACAGTTCAACAACGATGACCGCCGTGTAACTCGTACACAAGTACGTTTGAATACAACTAACCATGACACTTCCAATATTGCTTATTGGTTGGATGATCGTCTTCCTGTAGCATTCCGCTACAACTATGCAGAAATGTATAACCAAGTCGTAATTCCAAAAGGTCGTATCGTAGCTGTTGACCGCGATGTTAAAGCTGCTAAAGAAAATCCTGAAAAATTCTTAAACGTATTGACACTTGCTAATGGTGGTTGCCCTGTACGTTTGCGTACAGCTACTGACATTTATGGTGCTGCTGGTATCGTATCTGGTAAAGCTTCTGGTAAACCTATGATGAATTCTGATGTTGACTGGACTCCAGTCGATGCGGCTGCTTATACTGCAGATCATTACAAACC